ATGAAACTTATATTAGTGCAGGTGGCACAGTTTTAATTGCTGGTAATGGTGACCATGATGGTAATAGAACGCTTAGCATTGAATCACTTGTTGAAAGTAAATTAAGTGTAGGTGCTATCACAATATACAATGGTGAGGCAAACTATACTTCTCACGCTAATGGTTCTCAATATACCGTTTCAAATTATTGGGTAACAAGAAATACTTTTTCAATGCAATCAGGTGGTACGGCGATAGCGTCAAATACAGCATCAGGCCTTAGTGGTTGGAAAACTTGGGCAGTATATGGTTATGGTAGTAATGGTGGTAAATTAATTATCACTTTAGACCAGGCACAATTTAATTCTACTGACACAACTCTTTCAGCAAGAATGTATACCTTTTTCGGAGAAACACTTGAAGAGGAAGGTGTATTCAGCTCAACTTCTTCAACATCAACAACCACTGGCACAAGCTCTGGTATTTCATCTGCACAAACATCAAAGATATCAACCGCTTCTTCTAGAGCTACGGCAGCAAGTGCTGGGTCTAATCCAGATAATAGTGTTTACATAGACCAAGCTGGTAATAATAATACAATTAATATTCTACAAGACGGAAGTTACGGCAATCACATACGAGGAATAGGAGTTGAGCGTTCTGACATTGATGGCAATAGTAATAATATTTTAATTAAACAAGGTGCTCCATCTTCGTGGGCTCCTAATTTAATTGAATTAATGCTCGAAGGCGATTCAAATGACCTTGACCTTTTTCAAGATAGAAACGATGACGGAACAGAGAATTATTCTAGAGGTGACCATATTATCAAACTTAATGTTGATGGTAATTTAAATGCTGTTGAAGTAATACAAAGAGCAACTGGCACAGCTGGTCATTATGCAGATATAGATGTGACTGGTAATTCTAGTAATTTTGATGTTCTACAGAAAGATGCATCCGAAAAACAAGTGTTTATAGATGTGACTGGCAATAGCAATGTAATAGATATTACTCAAATGGACAATTCAACTAAATTTGTAGATATAACATTAAATGGTAATGCACATGATGTGACCATCCTACAAAAAGGAACAGGAGTTCATAATGCAACCATAGACTTAACTTATGGCACGGCATCAAGTACTTTAGATTTAACACAACAAGGTAATTCAAATCAAAGTTATTCACTAACACAAACTTGTCGCACCTCTGGTGGATGTTCAGTCTCTCTAACACAACAATAAATACATATATGAAAAAACTAATCTCACCTTGGTGGGCGCTTTTACTTCTTTTAATAATTATTCCTATAAGAGTTGAAGACCCAGCATTTGTCGAATCATTAAGACTTAGATATTTCGATACCCTTATTTCATCAAAAGTAGAAACAACTAATGGAATTCATTTAGTTAATATTGATGAATCAGCCCTCGAAGATTATGGCCAATTTCCTTTTAGTCGTAATGTTTATGCAACAATAGTAGAAGACTTATATAATCGAGGCGCCGGTTTGGTTGTCTGGAATATAATGATGCCTGAAGCAGACAGATTAGGTCAAGACAAAGTGTTTGCTAAAACTCTAAAAGAATATCCAGTTATTCTGCCAAATATAGGTGCAGCCAAAACTAAAAATGAACCAAGAAATCCAGGTGCAGTGTCAATTGGCGACAGTAAAAATAAAACTGTAGATTATCCTGGAATCATTGCTAATATAAAATCATTAGAAGACAATGCGATTGGCGTTGGAATAGTTAATACATTTCCAGAAGTTGATGGTGTTGTACGAAGAATGCCACTGGTCATTTCAAGTGGTGACACATTATATCCAAATCTATCATTAGAAGTTTTAAGAGTCATTGCTAATGACCCAAGTTTCCAAATAAAGTTTAATGAACTAGGCATACAAGCACTTAGAATACCACAGTTTGGTAAAATAAAAACAGATACTATTGGTCGTGTATGGATAGATTGGCAACAAAAAGGAATTGAACATAGTTTAACTAACTTACCAAAAAACTTTAATAATGAGATAGTAATTATTGGAGTAACTGCAAGTGGTTTAGTTAATCCTTTATCAACAAGCATTGGCGAAGTTTGGCCACATCATGCACAAGCTTCTTTAATTGCAACACTTTCAAATCAGATAAACATTTCAAGACCAGATTGGGCAACTGGCGCCGAGTTAATTAGTATATTATTGTTATCAATCTTTCTAATTCTATTTACAAGGTGGAAATATGGAATCATTTTTAATATTGGTCTTATTGGTGGTTTATATTATTGCTCTATTCATCTATTTACCAAAGAAGCGCTCTTAATAGATGCACTTTATCCTATAGTTTCATTGAGTGTGATATATGCAGTTGCTTATACTATTAAATTTGTTTCAGAACTCAATCAGAAACTTCTTATAAAGAAACAATTTGGAACTTACTTGTCACCAGCACTTGTTGAGAAGTTACAGAAGAATCCAGAACTACTAAAATTAGGAGGAGAAACTAGAGAGTTGTCTATTATGTTTACTGATGTTCGTGGCTTTACATCAATATCAGAACACTATGGTAAAGATGTTCAAGGCCTCACTTCAATCATGAATCGTTATATGACTGCGATGACTTCTAAGATTATAAAATATAATGGCACACTAGACAAATATATTGGTGATGCTCAAATGGCATTTTGGAATGCACCACTTGATGATAAAGAACATGCTTTGAATTCAGTTAGAGCTGCATTAGAAATGTTAAATGATTTAGATACCTTTAACAAAGAAATTAGTAAAGAAAACATTCCTGCATTTGGAATGGGATTAGGTATTAATACAGGCGAAGTTGTTGTTGGTAATATGGGTAGCACACAGCGTTTTGATTATACCTGTCTAGGAGATACAGTTAATTTAGCTGCAAGATTAGAAGGTCAAAGTAAAACATATGGTGTTAGAATTATATTAGGACATAGAACTGCTTCATTGATTGATAAACATTATCCAGTTGTAGAATTAGATACGATTGCAGTGAAAGGTAAAACTATTGGCGTGAAAGTCTATACGATTACAGAACTTGATGATGAATCTGGTCATAAGAAGTTTCTTAGAGCATATTATGCTGGAGAATGGGAGACTGCATTGTTACTGACTGTAAAATTGAAAAACGAAAACATTAGTCTTATTGATTATTACGATAATATGATACAAAGATTATATAAGGGAAAACCAAAGAACTTTGATGGCGTATATAGACCTACTTCAAAGTAGTGTCGTTCTTATCTATTCCTTTTTTGCGAGCTTCTTCTTCTCTTATTTGTAACAATGTATTAAGTTTTTGATTGAGTCGAATTAAATCATTATCAAGCATACGAACACGGTCAATTAATTCTATTAGAGTTTTGGTGGCTTGAGCAATAACAATATTAATTTCACCTGTTACCCATTTCCAAATATAAAATATTAAATATCCAAGACCAAAAGATGCTATGATTGGAAAACCATAGTCAGCTATTACTGTTGTTAAATTATCTATCATTTTTCTCACCTATCACTTCAATTACATCTAATGTTATTGTGATATGTTCTTCTTCGTCTATGTTATATTTAAAACTAAAAAAGAAACAAATTAATACCACAAAATAAAGTACTACATGAAATATTTCATCAAATTTCATACAAAGATTTTAAAATATGCAATCACTAAAATGATTGATATTATGACTGCAACTTCTCTGTATAGTTTTTCATTATTCATTATATATTTATAACGGTCCTAAGGTAGCGATTCTTAGTTGTTTTTTATTATCACCTCTTCAATCTCAGGTATTGGATAAGCTAAAGGAATTCCCATATCATCTATAGGTCTTTCAAACTCTGGAATTACCAACTTCTTACCTAATTCTAAATTTTTATCACCTTCAATTTTTAATCTTAAAGATTCATCAGTTTTATTATAATACATTTCTTTAGCTGGAACTTTATCTGGATTTGCAACAATATCTTCCATAAGCTCATCATAGTAACTTTTACCTGAAGGTGGCCTATCGTCAACCATTTCTTCGCCATTAACACCCTCACATTTTTTAGCAAGTGTTGCAAATTGTGGTGGTAGTTTTTTGTTATTATATCTTTTACACATTTTAATTAACTCTAACTGTTGAGCTAATTCCATATTCTCTTGTATTAAACTTTGAGTATAATCGGTGCAGTTACTTCCTAAAAACCAAGTCCATCTAACACCTATTCGTCTATCTGAACCATCTCCATAACCATAGTTGCTATTTGATGCACTTCCAGGATAATTATTTGATTGTGAACTATCTCTTTCGTTATAAGAAGAATCTACAGAAAATTGTCCTTTGTTACATTGTTGAAACTGACCTTGAAGATAATCATTTCTTGCATGTGCATTTTTACTTGGAAGTATAACTAACATTAAACCAACACATAGGAAGTATGTGATAGGAGAGTATATGTTGTTTAATTTATCGATTAAGGTCTTTGATGTCATACGAGTGTTCTCTGACTTGGTCTGCTAATACTCTATATAAGTCTTCACCCATTCGCATTGATGCTTCTAATTTGGCTACTTGTGCTTTTACATCTGCAATGTTTATATTCGTTTGATTGTTATTTTGATTTATAGTCATTTTAAGATTATCTATCTTATCATCATATTTTGCTTGAGTTTCTTTTAATTCTTTTAAAAGAGATTGAACTTCAACTTCACTTGTGTGAATTGTATTAGACACATCTACGACATACTTAATACCGGTAAAAGTACCAAAAATAACAGATGCCACAACTGGCACCAAAACAAAATTATGTTTTAAGACTTCTATAAACTTCATAAACTTAATTCCTTTTTATTTTTTAGTTGCAGTGAATCCGTGTAATCGATATTCTACTATTAATCCGTCTTCATCTATATAATTTACTATTGGAAATGTTCTGAAACCTGGAATATCTGGAGCACCTTCGATAGAAGGCACATCATAACAAGCCTCGTACTCAACACCTATCTCACTCGTTGTTGCATATGCTCTATACTTATATTTATCGTAATATTTAGTTAATTTACATTCTTCTTGTGTTAATATTATATGACCACCTGCTTGATTTGCCATATAAACTTTTTCTACATTAATTTGAGCAAAACTATGGGTTGATAAGAATAAAAGAATTGCTGACCATATAGTATACCAATTAATTGAAATATTGAATTTCATAGGAATTAATCCTTTCTGGCGTCATTCTTTCCGTCAGCACGAGCAATACGATTTATATCTGGTTTGAGACCTAACGCTGATGACATAAGAGTGTCAATACGAATTACATCGTGATTCATAGTTTTTACACGATTATCTAATGCGGTAATAATACCACTTAGACGCTTGACATTAGCTGTTACATCTGATAGAATAAACTTTAATGTTAAAAATACAAAATACCCGGCAGCTATTGCGGCTGCTATCGGGAAACCTACTTCAGTTACTAAGAATAAAAAATCCATTATTGCCACCTTTTGCTTGACATTGTTAGGTATTTATGTTAAGGTACCTAAATAAAGTGATAATATAACAATTATTACATCTTTGTAACACTATGAGGTATATCATGAAGAAAGTGAATAAGATAAAGAAACATAGAAAGCCAATGTCTCCTGAACAGAAAGTTGCAGCAGTCGAAAGACTAGCACTTGCTCGTGAGAAGAGACTTAAAGAAAACCCACCCGAATACAAGAACATTTCACAAGAGGTTCAATCCTTACCCGATGACCATCCATTAACTATGGCTAATGTTAAAGACTGGATTAAAATCTCACAAGATAAGATTGCAAGTCTTAAAGTTGCAGTAAGACAGAATGTAAAAGGTTCGATTGCTAGTGTAGCATCACTAGAAGGTTATGTTAGAAATTGTAGAATGTATCTAGAAAGCGGAAATTGGGTAGACAACTTCTATGGCGAGAATCAAGAATCCCGAATGAAACACAGATGTTTAGCTCTTGGATATGACAAAGATGGGCAACCTAAAAGAAGTGTTGGAGTTTTCTACGATGACATAGCTATGGAATGGACAAGAGAAATGGATGATGCAAAAAGAGAAAAAGAAAACAAATGATTGCCTCTTATAACTATTAAATTTGATATAATACCAACATGATAATATTTGACTATAACCAGGTAGCTATTTCTAACCTGATGGAACATATTGGTTCAACAAACGGTCCTGTTGACGAATCTATGGTAAGACACATGATTCTCAATACGATTAGAACCTATGTAAAGAAATATAAACAATCTCACGGTCCAGAAGTTGTTATTGCTTGTGATAGCAAAAACTTCTGGCGTAAAGAGTTATTCCCAAACTATAAGGCGAGTCGTAAAAAAGCTAGACAGAAATCTGGTCACGACTGGAATTCAATCTTTGCATGTTTACATTTAATTAAAGATGAGATTAGAAAACATTCACCTTACAAAGTTGTTGAGATTGACACATGTGAAGCTGATGATGTAATTGCAATATTAACAATGAAATATTGTGCTACACAAAAGATAATGATTCTTTCATCAGATAAAGATTTCGTTCAACTACAAAAGTGGCCTAATGTAGAACAATATTCACCTATTATGAAAAAGGCATTAGTAGAACCATTACCTGCTGTTCAATTAAAACAATTGATTATTCGTGGTGATAAATCAGATGGCGTTCCTAATATATTATCTAATGATGATGTGTTTGTAGAAGGAATTCGCCAGAGACCAATTACAGAAAAGAAAATTATCAATTGGTTAAATCAAGACCCTAAAGAATTCTGTACCGATGAAATGTATAGAAACTTTATAAGAAATGAAATGCTTATTGACTTAACTAAAATACCAGAGAGTTTAAAAGAACTAATTCTCAAAACATACGATGAAGCTACCACTAATAGTAAACAAGAGTTTATGAATTACATGATAACTTATCGCCTTAAAAATTTATTGGAGGTCATTGACGAATTCTAATATGATAAACTTATTCTCAGAAATATTTACAAAAGTAGAAAACGGAGCCAACAAGAAAGATAGAATTGCTGTGCTTCAGGAGTATGATACCAAATCACTAAGACAATTCTTTGAACTGTTATATGATAATGATGTTGAATTTGATGTTGAGATTCCAGAATACAGACCATCTATTGACCCAGCTGGATTAAACTTTACTTATCTTCAAGGAGAAACACCTAAATTATATAGATTTATAAAAGGTGATTCTAGGTCAACAATGTTGACACCTAAAAGAAAGAAACAACTAATGCTGATGATATTAGAGGGTTTACATAAAGATGAATCTGCATTGTTGGTCGGCCTTTTAAAGAAAGATATTGGTATTAGGCACTTAACTAAATCATTAGTTAATGATGCTTTTAAACTGATAGACCTTAAAAAAGAAGTTTTATAATGAGAGTTGCAGTTGTAACTCCAACCATTGGTTCTAAGCATCTAGAACAGAATGTAGAATCGGTCAAAAATCAAACCTATAAAGATGTTCTTCATTACATATTCAAAGATGGTGGCGATGTAGTTATTCCTAGTTGGTGTAATAATATTCCATCAATTAAACTTGTTAGCCTTCAGGATAATGTTGGTAAAGACTGGTACGGTCATCGTGTGTACGCAGCCTGCTCGTTTTTAGTTAATGCTGACATCATTATATATCTTGATGAAGATAATTGGTTGGAACCCACCCATATTGAACATATGGTTAAAACAAT